TCGGACGCAACCACCGAGCTGCTGCTGGCGCATTACAACAACAGCTCAGGCGGGTTCGATCGGTTCACCCTGCCGGCTGACCTGTTTGCGGGCATGACCACCACGCTGCGCGGCTACATCCAGGCGCCGACCAGCATCAGCTGGGAGTATGCGGGGCCGCCTGAGGTGGAGTCGATCTACACCGGCCGCAGCCGCGTCTCGATCACCCTGATCGGAGAGCTCGACTTCTGATGACTGAGCTGCGGATCTGCCAGTTCTTTAAGCTCCAGACGACCGATGGCGCGACCCACCGCTATCAGAACTACTTTGTGGGGCAGAACGCCTCGCTGCAGAGTGAGAGCTACAGCTTTGCGCCATTCAGGGCCGAGGGTGCGCTGGCCACGCTGAACGGCGAGAACGCGCAGCTGCAGGTGCTGTTTCCCCACGTGGACTTCGCGCTGGTGCTGGTCGAGGCCGGCAACGGCAACCGGCTGAGCGAGCTGGCGATGACCACCGCTTGGCTGAACGCGGCCGGCACCATCACCAACACCGTCACCGACTTCTACATCGGCCTCGGCGCCAGCTTCAGCGACACCACCATCGAGCTGCGGTTTCGGTCTGCGATCGACAGCGTGGGCTCATCCTTCCCCGGCCGCAGCTTCACCCGCGACATGGTGGGACCGCTGCCCCTGAACAGCGAGCTCTACCTGCGATGAACGACCTGGTGGGACTGGCCTACGGCTGGGGCCACCGGCCCGGCGACGGCAGCGGCAAGACGGACTGCTTCCAGCTGGTCTGCGAGGTGCGCGACCGGCTGGGGCTCAGCAGCTACCGCGACCGGTTCGCGTGGGTCTACAGCGACTGGACCGAGGAGGCCTTCCCGCGGTCGATGATCGCCCGCTGGCTCTGCGAGCATGGCAGACGCCTGAAGCGTGCCCAGCGCGGCGCTGTGGCCCTGCTGCCGGCCGCTACGGGTTCAGCGCTCGGCACCTATCTCGGCGGGCCGGTGATGTTCATCGGGCCGGGGCAGAATGTGATCCAGGCCCCGCTGCCGGATGGAGTGGCGCACTACTTCTGGATGGAGCGATGACTCGCAAGCTGCTGCCCTACGAGCACGAGCTGCTGCAGATCCTGAAGGTGAGCGAGGAGGAATACCTCGAGTTCCTCGCGGTGCAGCATGACTTCTCGCGCTCGCGTGAGGAGAAGCTGCAGGAGCTGCGCGGCGATCCGGTGTCGATCGTGCTGGTGGTGATCGGCATCGTGCTGCAGGCCGCCAGCTACCTGCTGGCACCCAAGCCCGAGCTGGAGCAGAAAAACCAGCGGCAGCGCCGCGATCAGGTGTTCGCCCCGCGGTTCGGCTTCAACTCGCAGCAGGAGCTGGCGAAGTACGGCGACACGGTGAACCTGGTCTACTGCAACGTGGAGGACAACCCGACCGGCGGCGTTCGGGTGGCCACCTCGCTGCTGTGGAGCTCGGTTCACAGCGAGGGCTCGAGCCAGTTCATGCAGATGCTGCTGGCGATCGGCGCCTCGCGAATTGAGCAGATCGCAGCGGGCCGGATCGCGTTCGGCCAGACCCCGATCCGTCAGTTCGCGGCCACAAAGAACTGGACCTACTTCGGGCACAACCGGCCGCTGCAGTACGGCGACATTTTCCGCCCCACCGGCAGCACCACCGACCCGACCCGCGATGGCCAAGGCCCTGGTGACTTCGCCTACCGGGCCAACCTGATCGGCGGCACCTATGTGGAGGGTTTCAGCCAGGCGTTCTCGCCCAGCACGATGACCCGGTGCGGCGTCTACGCGCCTATCCCGATCAACGTCAACTTCTACGACCGCGATGAGGACGGCCGGCGGCAGGATGCCGAGCTGGGTGTTGTGCTCGAGGACTTCAGCAGCTACTGGCCACTCAACGTGCTGGATGACACCCGCAGGGTGGTGCCCGTTGGCACGGTGTTCACGCTGGTGTTCAAGCGCATTCCTCACGGCAGCGACAACGACGTGAAGGAAGCGGCCGCCGAACTGCGCCGTTCGCTATCGAGCTACATCGACGCGGCCAGCACCTACAAGCTGGGCAGCGCGCTGTTCAAGGTGGCGCAGCCGATCAGGAACGTCGAGCTGGATGACGGCGCCATGCGCGTGAAACTCGAGTGCGTCGAGAGCGGCATCTGCCCCACCGAGGACTACGGCACCACCAACTTCAAGCAGAACGAAGACGAAGCAAACGATGAGATCGTGCTGCTTGAGCAGCAAGTCACGACACTCAACGACCAGCTGCTTCGCAACGAGCCGATCCTGAAGCCAGCGCTGAGCGGTGTGTACCCGAAGCTGGAGGAGATCAGGTACCTCAAGGATCTGGTCGAGGATCTCGCTGATCGAAAGTGGACATCCGGCGAGCTTGATTATCTGCTGAGCAACGCGGAGCAATTCGACCCCGTGGTGGTCGATTATGCGAATCGGGTGGACGGGCTACGTGATCGCCGCAAGCAGCTGCGCAACCTGATCGAGGATGAGCTCGACAAGCCCAGCGACAAGCGCAACCGCGATCGCATCCGCCAGTGGCGCAGTGAGCTCGCTGATATCAATCGACAGCTAAAAAGCGCGCAGGCCAAGCTCGACAAGGCATTCCAGCAGTTCGGCCTCGCCGATGGCGTCATCCCCGGCCGCGGCAAGACACTGAAGCAGGAGAAGAAGTGGCTAAACAGCCGCGAACGCGATCTGAACCTCGAGATCGCGCAGCTCACCTCCAACGCCAACAACCTCGACCAGGAAGCGATGGCAGCGCGTGACAACGGCCTCCGATCGCAGATCAGCTCGCTGCAAAGCCGCATTCGCACCTTGCAGAACTATCTGAAGAATCCTGAGAAGTGGAACGACTGGTTTAACGTGAAGTGCCTTGTCAAGTCTGAAGAGGCCAAATACGAGACGATCACCGAGTGCCGCGTGGTGGACTTTGCGCTGAAGGCCCGCGTGTTCAAGCGTGTTCAAGGTCGTGCAAAAAAGTACGGCAAGGTGAGCATGGAGAACTACAAGATCAGCGACAACGGCATCAAGCTGCGCTCCATGTTCTTCTGGGTCTGGTATCGCCGCACCGGCGCCGATGACGGAAGCTGGCAGCGTGTGCCCTACATCTTCGTCATCCGCCGCGGCGCTGATGTCGATAACTTCGTGTCGCTGAAGTTCATCGCCGACGACAACATCGGCAAGTGGCAGTTTCGTTTCGAGCCGATCGCCGACACCGGCGCCGAGATGGGCTACCACGGCGTGGCTGACTTCGCCTACATCGAGAACAGCGGCGACGTGCAGGTGGTGCCCGGCCCGCGCGGCGGGCAGTTCACCTTCTTCGGCACCATCCGCAGCCGCAGGGGCAATCTGCCCCCAGTGAACGTGAACCCCTCAGAGATCGATGAGTGGGGCCTGTTCTCGATGTTCTCCGACACGCAGCTCACCTTCAGTTTCGATCAGGGGCCGGAGCTTGCCATCACGGCCGTCACCGAGCAGCGCACCGAGACGTTCAACAACTACCCCAACCTCTACGACGGCCTCAGCCTGCTGGGCTTCAACGCCTACAGCGGCCAGGGCATTCAGGATCTGCGCTCGATCTCGGTGTTCGTGCAGAAGGGCAAGATGGTGCGCCGGCTGCGCGGCGATGGCACCTATCCCGACGCACCGGACGGCTCGAGCAGCTACGCGCCCGACATCTTCCTCGACACCATCCTCGACGGGCAGAACGGCATCGGCCGGTTCGCCAAGGTCGGCGGCGTCGATCTGCAGGGGCTGGTGCTGGCGAAGCGCTTCTGCCGGCAGAACGGCCTCTTCATGGATGGCGTGATTGCCGAGCAGACGCCGTGGCGGCAGTTCTGGGCTGAGGTGGCCCCGTTCAGCCTGCTCGAGCTCGGCCGGGTCGGTGGCCGCGAGACGCTGGTGCCCGCTATCCCCTGCAACTCCGATGGGACCATCACCCGCGAGGTGACGATCACCGCGCTGTTCAACCAGGGCAACATCCTCGAGGACTCGTACAAGGAGGAGTTCATCGACTTCGGCAGCAACGTGCAGGACCTGATCGCCTCGGTGATCTACCGCGACACCGAGACCGATGGCGTGTTCCCCCGCAACCGCAGCGTGGAGGTGAGC